GTATTAAATGCTTTAAATACTTCCTTAAATCCTGAGTCTTTAATGTCTGTTTGATTAGTATCACCACAGACAAAATACTTAGATCTTCTACCAAATCTGGTAAGAATCGTTGTAATTTCACTCTTAGTCATATTCTGTGTTTCATCTAGAATGACCGCAGAGTTATTAAATGTTAAACCTCTAGTGAAGTTTACAGGTATTGCTTTAATATAATGATTATCAATTAAACATCTTGAATCATTAAGAGATAGAATTTCCCCCAATTTATCCATCAATGGCATGGAATATGGGGAAAATTTATCATCCAACTCTCCCGGCAATGCACCAATTGACTTGGAAGAACTCTCAACCACTGTTCTAATGTAGATGATTTGGTCAACATGTCTGTCCTTTAGCAACTCCAAGGCTCCATATACTGCAACATATGTCTTTGCTGTTCCCGCAACCCCGTCAACAAATACCATATTAGTATTAGGATTCTGTGTTAAGTAGTAAAACTTTGTTTGGTTTGATGTTAATTGAAAACGGTTTTTGAGAACCAAGTGTTCACAGTCGAAATTCTTCTTCATGTGTTCAGACATTTCGTTAGTGATATCGACTTCCTTCCTCTTGCGAGGTGCTTTTTTAGTTGACATTTATATTATTTATCACCCGATTGTCATTTGACAATTGGAATTCTTATATTAAATTAGATATATGAGGATAGCAATTTCAGGGACCGCAAATACGGGAAAGACGACTTTATTGAAAGCATTTCTTAATAAGTGGAATATGTATACCACTCCTATTAAGACTTACAGAGATGTTATTAAAGAAAACGGGTTGAATCATTCCAGTAAAACAAGTGATGAAACTCAGCTTCATATTCTGAACTGGATGATGGAAGAGCAAGCCAAATACCCCAAAGGATCTAAAATTATTTATGATAGGTGTCCGTGGGATAATCTAGCATATACTCTCCATGCCAACAGTAAGGGATTAGTCACGGACGAGATTGCAGCAGCCACCATATCCTTTGTAAAAGAATCCATGAAGGATCTTGATATAATTTTCTGGCTAAAAAGAAATCCCCACATCAAAATTATAAAGGATGATCTTAGAGATACTGATGAACAGTATATTGCGGAGGTAGATTCAGTCTTTGATGGATTATTTAAACAATACATGGACAATCTAGAGAGTGATGTGTTCTATCCAAAGGAAGATTGTCCTGCAATCGTCTGTATTGATGAAAGCTTTCCAAGTGTTGATGATAAACTTATGTTTATTGGTGAATTTATCGACTATAGGGGTGATCTTATCGAGGGTGATAGTGTTCTTGACCCAAGTAACATGGAAATGTTCGAAAAAATGCTCAAGGAACACGAACATGAACTTGAAAATGAGGAAAGAATTGATAAAATAGTTCAAGAATTTAAAAATCCATACGCCAATGATGGTAAAAAATCTAAAAAGGGTAGAAAATAATGACACATACGAATAATCCTGAAACTGTCGGAGTGGGTATCGTTACTTACAAGCGTCCATTCCTCTTAGCCAAACTCCTAAAGTCATTATTACCATGTGATTTTATTTTAGATCACATTGTAGTGGTGGATGATGGGGGAAATTTGAGTCCATCAGAGTTCTTAACCGAAAAATGGTTGAAAGAACATACTGAATGGATCACTAATGAAGAAAATATTGGCGTTGGTAGATCAAAGAATAAAGCTTTTCGCGCATTGATGAATAAAGGATGCGATCATATCTTTATTATTGAAGACGATATTTTTATCAAATCTGAGTCAGTGTTTGACCAATATATCAATGCATCAAAACTGACAGGCATTCAACATTTTAATTATTCTCAACATGGAATAATGAATAAAACTTTTGATGGTAATAAAGATCCAAATCCGAGAATTACCATCAACTACGGTGAAGGTAAAGATATTGCATTATATCCACATTGCGTTGGTGCGTTTTCATACTATTCTAAAAAGTGTTTGGAGGAAGTTGGAATAATTGATGAGAGATATGTTAATGCATGTGAACATGTGGATCACACTTACGAAGTTATTAAGGCTGGTATGCATCCTCCATTCTGGTATTTTGCAGATTTAGCACTTAGTCATACATTACTTGGTGATGAACCGTGGACTATTGAGAAGTCCACTATCTCATCTAAACCCAACCATCAACAAATGATGAAGGATGCTGATAAAATTTTCGTTAATAAACACGGATGTTTACCTATGCAAATTCCTCTTGTTGACCCTATGGTTGCAGCAAAAGAACTAAAAAGAATCAAAAAGGAATATGGACAAGGATAAAATCTGGGAAGTAGCAAAGTCACAATATAAAATTCAACAACTCCAAGAAGAATGGGAGTGGTTGATTGAAAATGCTATTGGTGATAAAAAGGATTTAAACATTCTTGAGATTGGATGTTATGATGGGGGATCGAGTTATTATCTCAGCAACTTTGCTAAGAACATGATTACCATCGATAATAATGATCCATGTCGATTTGATCCAAGTAAATTACCATGTCCCAATTACAAATATGTTGCTGGTGATAGTCATGACCCAGCAATGGGAAAACTTTTCGCAGAACATGAGTGGGATTTTGTCTTTATTGATGGTGATCATTCATACGAAGGAGTTAAGGCAGACTTTTATAATGTATTGCCTTATCTGAAAAAGAAAACACCTGTAGCATTTCACGATATTATTATCACAGATTTTCATCATACACATGGATGCTATGTTGGAGAGTTCTGGAGAGACTTAAAGGAAGAATATAATGGTGGAGAATTTAAAGAAATTATAACAAATAAAGAATGGGCGGGAATCGGAATTTTATGGACTTAACACTTTTAACATGCAACTATAACACCCCTGAACTGATTGTGAATCTTCTAAAATCAGTTAAAAATGTATTCGAAGAATTGCCAGAAGTTATGGTAATGAATACCTCCAGTGAAACACCTTCAGATTTATTGGATGAAAATGAAATACCATATTTTAATTTTAGAAATGGTATTCATGGAGAAGCAGTGAATCTTGGTCTTAGTAAGGTTAAGACTAGATATGTTTTACTTGTTGATAGCGATATTATCTTTCTCAAAGACATTAAGAAGATGTTTGAAAAATTTAAGTCGATGAATGAATTTGCATTGATGGGTAAAGTTGTGGGAGATTGTGCTGGTAAGAAATTATATCCCAGAGTTGAGCCTTGGTTCTGCTTTATTGATAACCAGAAACTCAAGAATCATAAGATCAAATTCTTTGATAGAGACAGACATATGTTGAGACATATTTATAATGTCGATAGAATCTACGATATTGGTTCAACCATGTTTGAAGATGTTACAAAAATTGGTTATTCCATAGCAGATATTTCCGTTGAAGGAAAAACATTTATACATTATGGTGGAATGTCTTGGAGAGGACAGAAATTTAATCCAAATCAAGAAGATACTGATATTGATTTTGGGGGGACACATCCTCACAGGGGATTATACGAACTGAGTTTGCGTGTTAAAGCGCAGTATGATGAAGATGTTAAGATTCTAGAACCCATAGATATAAAGGGAATTTTTAAATGAATATTGATATACTAATACCACTATATGTCGATCACGAAGATCGAATAACGAATCTGAAAAATGTTATTAAGACACTGAGAGAATACGGTGTTGAATCAATACATGTTAGAGAATACTATAAAGATTCTCCCAAATATGACGGATCAAATTGTTCGTATTCAAGTGTGGAACTTACCGAAGACAATTTCAACAAGATGAGATGTGTTAATGAAATGGTTAAGGATTGTTCTCATGATAATCTGGCTGTTTATGATGTTGATGTTATTGTTTTGCCTAAAGATCTGAAACAGAGTATAGATATGTTGAGTAATGGATTCGATTTCGTCTATCCATATAATGGAGAATTCTATAATATCCCTAAACCACTCATCGATGGATTTTTAAATGAGAGAAAAATAGATTTAGCTAAGTGTGAATTATGTAATCCAAACTCTTATGGGGGTTGTGTCATCTTCAAAAAGAGCGTATTCATCGAAGGTGGTATGTGCAATCCAAACTTTAAGAATGTTGGGTTTGATGATAACGAAATTCAAATGAGATTCTATCGTTTGGGATACAAAATGGGTAGAACTTCAAGTCCAATATTACATTTAGACCACTATAGATCGGAAACTTCCGTGGAAAAGAGTCCACATCTCAACTATAATATGGGAATTTACAATCATATTTGTCGAGTCCCTGTTGAAATTTTAAAGGAGGAGATTAAATCTTGGCATGATAAAGGTTAATTTGTTCGATAATAATTTCCGACATGTGAAAGACATGATCGGTGTCTACACATCAACCTATCTCTATCCCCCAAAAAATATTGAATGGTTGGATAGATTGATGGAATATGATGGAATTACTGTTTTTACTGATGGATTTATTAATGATCCCATAGTAGATCAGGTTAAAAGTAAGTTAAAGGTGGCTTGGTTAATGGAACCACCCGCAATTCATCCTTGGTTGTATGAGGATATTATAAAGGTTGAGGATAAATTTGATTATATTTTAACTTTTGAGTCAAATTTATTAAAAAGATCACCAAAATACATCAAATATTTCGTTGGACAGAGTAGAATCGAAGACGATTTGGCTAATTTTTACGAAAAAACTAAGCACATTTCGATGATTTCGTCAGGTAAAAAGATGAGTGAAGGTCATAGATTCCGTGATGATGTGTATAATGTAGCACGAAAATACGGGGTCGATGGGTGGGGTTATGGGCTTGGAAAGCCTTTTGGACACAAAAAAGAGCCATTGATCGACTATCAATTCAGTATTTGTGTTCTAAATGGTAGAATTGATAATTATTTCACTGAAATTCTCATCGATCCTATGAGATTGGGGACAATTCCTATTTTGTGGGGATGTCCTAATGTTGGTGATATATTTGATCTTCGCGGAATGGAAACATTCTCTAATTTGGAAGAGTTGGAATATGTTCTTAAGAACCTGAAACCATATAAGGAATATTTGAAGGGGGCTAAAGAGAACTTTTTTAGATGTAAAGAATTCCTCCACACGGATGATTATATATCAAGAATTTTAGAATCTCTCATAGAAGATCGTAATGTTGATGATTCAATATCAGAAATTTTAGAATCTCATAGAGAAGTGGATGTTAGTTTCATTCTCTCAGGAAGGGATGATGGTTATGGTGGAGACTTCATTAACCGTTTTGAAATAGCTTTATCTAAAAATTTAGATGTTTTAGATAGTTCGGGTCTTTCATATGAGATTATTGTGGTGGATTATAACCCAATTGATGGCAAACTACTCATCAATAATAGCAGGATGAAGAGACTTCTATCACATAAAAGAGTCAAAAACATCATTGTTGATAGATCCGTATTAGTTGACGATGGCCTTCCAGATCGAGCATTTCATGAATATTATGCTAAAAATATTGCAGCATTAAAATCTAAAGGTAAATTTCTCTTCATGACCAATGCTGATATCTTTATTTCTAAAGAGATAGCGGACTATATTAAAACCATCTCTGATAAACAAGATGAAAACAACTTTTATAGGTTTAGATATAGACAAAATTACAAAGATGGTGCTAATTTTAGTGAAAGATTGGACCTACATTCTCCTGATGATATTGATGGGGTGATTTGTGGTGGTTATTCAGGAGATGCTACACTATTCCCTCGTAAGGTATTCGTTGAAATTGCCAAAGGATATGATGAAGTGAATACTGAACATAGAAATCCGATTGGACAAGCATCTATGGATGGGGAAATTCTGTGGCAATTAGTCAAAAATGGATCAAAGATGGTTCTTGTGGATCTTGAATACTATCATGTTTTTCATCTTAGACAGGCCAAAAGTGGTGGATACTCTAGAGAAGGGTATAATAATAGGGAAGGGTGGGGATTTACAAAATACCCAAGTCGTGTAATTAATAACAACACAATAGAAATTTATAATCAATGAAAATATTAGTATTAGGATCAGAGGGGCAGATTGGGCATCCAACTTGTAAGTATTTGGAAGAAATGGGACATGAAGTAATTCGTTATGATAAGAAAATTACTCCATATCAAGATCTTTCTTGGCAATGTAAATATCCCCTTTATAATTACATGAATGAATGTGATTTTGTTTACTACTTTGCATCGAATGTGGGAGGAGCAAAATACCTAGAAAAACATCAAGACACATTCCCTTTTATTGATGAAAACATGAAAATAATGATTAATGTTTTTACTGCATTAAAAGAGACTAAGAAGCCCTTCTTGTTCACATCTTCACAAATGTCTGAATTGGGTTATTCCACATATGGACAACTTAAGTCGATTGGAGAAAAACTTACGAATGATATTGGAGGGCTTGTTGTTCGTTTATGGAATGTTTATGGTATGGAACATGAAGAAGATAAAGCCCATGTTATTACAGACTTTTGTAGAATGGCGAAACATGATGGTGTTATCAACATGAGAACCGATGGAACAGAATCTCGCCAACTTCTATATGCTAGAGATTGTGCCGAATGCTTCTTGACATTAACTGAATTATATGATAAACTTGATAAAACTAAGAATTATCATATTACAAGTTTTGAATGGAGTTCCATTCTCGATGTTGCTAATATTTTAAAGGATATTAGTGGTTGTGAAGTGGTTCCTGCGAATAGAAAAGATGAGACGCAGAAAAATGCCATGAATGAGCCAGATCCTTACATTCTTAATTTCTGGAAACCAAAAACATCCTTGAGAGAGGGTATAGAAAAAATATATGCTGATACAATTTGAAAAAGTTAGAGAATATGGAATAACCCCATTTGGTGTAATCCATGTGGGAATGCATAAAGCAGAGGAATACCCGATCTATAAAAAGGCTTGTGTTAATAATATTATATTCATCGAAGCTAATAAAGAATTAGCTTACAATTGTAATATTGATGATGAAAGTTGTATAATTGTTCATGCAGCAGTTTCTGATAAAGTAGAGGAGGTAGAGTTTCATATTACTAACAATTCTGAGAGTTCTTCTATTTTAGAATTGGGAGAACATGCTCAAATATATCCCCACATCAAAAATGTTGATTCTGTTAAAATGAAAACGGTCACTCTCGATACCATTTTAAAGAAAATTAATGTATTTATTCCGAGTTTGAATATTCTAAATTTAGATATTCAGGGTGCAGAATTGAAGGCAATGAAGGGTCTGACTAATTGGGATTATATTGAAGCGGTGTTTACTGAAGTTAATTATAAGGAGATGTATAAGGGTTGCCCACACATTAGCGAAATAACAGCATTCTTGGCTGAAAAGGGATTTGAAAAGGTGTTGGAAGAAGATACTGGATGTGGTTGGGGAGATGCACTTTATGTTAGAAAAAATCTAAACAGTGAAATTAAGACTGTGAGAATAAACAAAAAGGATGTTGCTAATATTGATTTGAGTCCCCTGAAGCAATTTGGAGGATCGGACGAAGCACTCAATGCTAAAGCAGGTGTTGAAGCGTATAAATTTTATGCGTATATCAGCACATTAATCAATAATGGGCATATTGTTGAAGTTGGAACCAGACACGGGGATTCCGCATTAGCATTGGCATATAATGATAGCAATAAAGTTACAACCTTTGATATTTTTGACTGGAAACCAACAATTAAAAAAGACAATATCGAATTCGTTATAGGTAACTTCATGGAGCATGGTATTGATTGGAAGAATGTCGATATTATCATGATTGATGTTGACCCTCACGATGGTATCAAGGAAAGAGAATTTATGACCTTTCTGGAGGATGTGGGTTGGAAGGGAATTCTTATTCTTGATGATGTTCTTGATAATTGGCCTTGTGCTATTCCGGGGGCAAATCCAAAAGCCATGAATGAATGGTGGAATGGTCTTCCATATGAAAAATGGGAAGTTTCTGATGTTGCACATTACTCTGGAACTGGTATTGTTAATGTAGGATATAAATACAAAATCGAGGTAGTGAATGAGTAAATGTTATGTTAATGTATGTGGAGGGATTGGAAATCAGTTATTTCAAATAGCTGCGGGATATGCATATTCGAAAAAGTATGAAAAGGAATTATTCATCAATGTCACTGAATGGACTGCATCGCAAGGTAAACAACCTAACAACTATGCAGATAATCTATTACAAAATTTCGAATTTCATAATGGACCTTTGCAGAATGTTCATAGCATAGACGAAAAGGAATTCAATTATAACGAACTACCCTATTATGATGGAGATGTGGTATTGAATGGATATTTTCAGTCTCTAAAATACTTTCAGGATTATAAAGACGAGTTCGTCAGTAAACTGGTTCTTCCTAAGATCAACACAATATTTATCACAAATAAATCCGTTGCATTTCATATTAGAATGGGGGATTATTCAAGATTCCCTACAATCTTCGGTAATAACGAAGAATACTTTAGAAAATTATTCAGAGAATATAAGGATCATAATATTAATGTTTTTACTGATTCTCCAGAATATGTTAATAGATTTTTGAATGAGGGAGAGTTTAATATCTTTAGTTCGAATTCTGAATTAAAAGACTTGACAGCATTGGCTCAACATGAGATACTGGTTTGTAGTAATTCATCATTTTCTTGGTGGGCTTCATTACTTGGAGTTCCAAAGAAGAAAGTTTATGTTCCTAGTAAATGGCTACATGATAGGGATTGCTCTGATATATATTACGATGGAATGATAAAAATATGAGTTTCAATGCCACAAATTATCTAATGTTTGAGGAAAGAAGGAAGGAATTGGATGGAGAACTTCTATCGGAATTCAGTCCTTGGATGGCGAGAAAGATGTTATCCTTTTATGAAAAAGGAAAATTGGTGTCGTATATTAACGATACGATAAACATGTATGATAACATTCATAAATGTAAAGAAGATCAATTTCGATTTTATGAATACATGATTCCAATTCAGAAGAAGAAACATGTTAATTACATAAAGAGGAATAGAGAAGACGAAAAGAAGGAATCTCTCATAGTTCCTGAATTTTACTCCAGAAGAGAATTGGAATTGTTTGAATACTACAATGGTTGAATATTCGTTTATACACATTCCTAAAAATGCTGGAATGTCATTTCAAAAAGCGTTGGCTGGTAAACCAAATATAATTTACCGTGGACATGGTGTTCAGTTTTGGTGGCTTGATAAGACGAAGAATATATATGTTGTTAGGAATCCTGTAGATAGATTCACATCTGCGTTTTTCTATTTAAAAAGATATGAGAAGAATAAGATGCGCGACCATCTCAATAACCCAGAACAACTAATTCAATCACTACTGGAATTTGATGCTAGAGCATTATCCTACATGAAGATACAGGATCACTATCATAGTATAAATGGTAAGCCTGTTCATACTGATTGGGTATTTGCTAAACAAATATTATGGGTATATAAACCATACAAGTTTTTATTGTTTGATGATTTAGAACAGGAAATCGAAAAACTCAATGAAGAGACAGGCTTAAATATTAAAATTCCAAAAATCAATGCTTCCCCAAGAGTCCCATTTGAATATAGTGAAAGAAGTATAGAATATCTGAAATGTATGTATAAGGAAGATTTTGAATTGTATAATGCTGTCAAAGAAGATAGTAATAAGGCAGTATTGACATATTCGATGACTGATAGTAAATAGGGTATATGAATACTGTAGAACAACCAAAAGTTCCAATTGAAGCCCTTCCAGTTCAAAAATCCCACATCGACCTATCTAGTGGTGGACTACCTACCGATTTCGGATTAGAGGATTACCTACTATCAAGCCTAATGGATGATGTGATGTTGCTTGAATTCTGTGACCTAGCGGCAAGTGTGGATGGTCAGGATTTCGTTCAAAGAGGGGCAATTTTCATCCCTACCGCACAGGTTAATAACATGTGGAGAAAGGGTAGGGTCATTCTTAAGGGACCAAATGTTCGGTTTACACAGGTTGGAGATATTGTAATGTTCCCCTCTAATATGGGTATTCAAATCACTAATGTTGAGGTTGAAAATCATGGCAAAGTTAATAAAGGAATTTTCTTAAACGAACAAAGAATGTTTGGAATTTGTAAACCTAAGAATAGTTAATAAATATTATTGATGCCACCCGTAGATAAAAAGAAGGAAAGATTTGAAAGAATTACCATTGATGCTAAGGGTAATCTTAGAGATGCGTGGAATAGGTTCGTTAAATCTTTTCAAGTAGTAGAGAATTATAAGTCCAATATTAAACAAACCAGAAAACTAGTTTCAAGAATGGAGCTAGAATATCTGTTAAAAAACAACGTTTGTGAGATTGTTTTTGTTCGAAGACGACCAGAAAGGGCGATTGAAAAATTTAAGGTGAGGCGAATGTTGTGTACAAATTCCCATGCTATTCTGAATTCAGATAGGGGCAGAGACATATTACACTATGTTTCTCCTGTGAAGGGGACTAATATAGATAGACAAAAACATGACCTAGCATGTGCGTGGGATATCTTCATGCAAAGTTATAGAAATATATCTATTTCTACTCCAGAATCCCCCCATACGGACAAGGGACCATCTAAAATGACTTGTTATCTCCGACAGGTAATTCCCGGTGACGAAACCTTCTGGAAATACTATGATGATGTTCTATCTAAAATGTCTCAGGAACAGAAGATGAGTTTTATTGGGTGGAGATAGTTGATTTTTCTTTACCTCTCACGTAATTAATATATGTATAAGATTGAAGATAAGTTAAAAGAATTGATGTTGAAGAATGTCGAGATGCGTGTCGATAATAAGATCTTACGCAAGGGTAAAATTAAAGTTTTTAATACAAAACAATTCTTTATTAAATTTAAGCTAGAGACAGAACATTCTGGAATTAAGGACTATGAGATTCCCTACCCGTATAGGGTTCAGAGGTTGGAAAATGGATTTTTGTTTGATTATTGTCTTTCCGCATTCATTCCCAACACGGAGGAAGTGTTCTGGAAGATGAAAACCGTGTCCCGTGAGAAGAATTCGAAGATTCACGAAAAATACCTGTATATTATCCCCCTATCGTCTTTATCGTCTTGACAACCCTGCCCAATACACTATACTTAGTTGATGGCAAACTTACTGATAAATTTCCCCGATGGTGCTACACCAAACAAATCTCAAATAAAAATATTAAAGGAAGTTGAGAAAGCTATAAGTAAGGGAGTAAAATTTATAGTAGTAAATGCTCCCACGGGATCTGGTAAATCTTATATTTCAAAAACGTTGGCGAATTCGACCAATGAACCAACAGATGAGTTTATAAAGGCTGTTGATAATTATTCTATCTTTGGAGAAGATGGTCCCGATATTATGGAAGAACAAGGTAGATTTGGGTGCTACACCCTTACGATCACAAAGTCCCTTCAAGATCAGTATTACTCTACATTCAAGAATACGGGAATTTTAAAAGGTCAATCTAACTATGAATGTGCATTAGATGAAACATTGAGTGTTGATGTTGCTCCATGTGTTTATGTTCAGGGATTGAAGGCAGATTGTTGTAGATCGAATAAGTGTTACTATTATAATGCGAGAAACGAAATGTTGAAAAAGAAATTCTCAACATTGAACTATAGTATGTTCTTCAGTCTTCCAGAACATTTGAAGCAGAGAAAAATTATTGTGTGTGATGAGGGTTCTGAATTGGAAGAACAACTTGTTGGACAATTCTCATGTGAAATCGATATTGCATTTTTAGTAAAAACCAAAACAAAGATGTTGTCGTTTCCTGTGGAAGAATCTCCAAAAAAGGTATTGGCATGGTTGAATGATCTGATGCTGAACCTGATTACAAATATTGAGGATCATAAATTACAGATGAAAGAACATAAGGGTAAGCCTACCTTTTATAAAGTATCGGGGGATTATACCAAGCTTTCAACTATACTGAAAAATATTCAACTTCTTATTGCAACCTTTTATCATAGCGAATACATTATCGAAAGAATTGATAAGGTGATTAAATTCACTCCTCTAAAGGTTGATGTGTTGGCACAACAGATTTTCGATCATGCTGATTATGTGATTATAATGTCTGCAACAATTATCGATCCTCCAAATTTCTGTAAGAGTTTGGGTATTAAAAAATATGAATATATTGAAGTTGATACTGAGTTCGATGCCACAAAAGCACCCATCAAAATTAATACTAAACAGAGAATTAATTACAAGAATTTAAACACTATGCTTCCCAAATTGGCGGAACAAGTTGAAGATTTACTTGAACACCACCAAAATCATAAGGGAATTATTCATACGCATACACAATACATAGCAGATTATATTAGGAATAATGTTGATAATGATAGGTTACTATGTAGAGAAGCAGGAGTGAAGAACGAAGAGATACTTAAGATGCATGAAAATTCAACAGATCCTACAGTTTTGGTGTCCCCAAGCATGACTTATGGGGTTGACCTGAAGGGTGATTTGGCAGAATTTCAGATAGTTCTTAAAGCCCCTTGGCTTCCAACCAAGGATAAAAGGGTTGGAAAAATGATGGAGATTGACAGAGAGTGGTATGTAAATAAGATGCTTTGTGCATTAATTCAGGCTTGCGGGAGAGGAATTAGATCATTAGATGACGAATGTGTGACATATATACTTGACGGATCGATTTATGATGTTATAAAGGACAACACAAAGAAGCTTCCGAAATACTTCATCGAAAGGTTTGAATAATGAAAAAAACCCCAGAAGATTTCTATGATAAAATTCTAAGGGAAGTTACAAAAGAGCTTAACGAAAAGTACGATATTAAAAATATGAATAAAAACACCGAAAAAGGATTAACAAAATATTTAGATAGTTTCTATTGGTATGATAGAAGCGAAGATGCTCTATGTGCTTCGTATTCCAAATATGAACTAAGACCAGAGTATCCTTCGGAATATCAGATTTTATTCGGAAGCGCACCCCACATCTCTCTGAGAATTGTTGATAAGAGACTTCCAACTTCTAAGATGAAGGATGTTGAAAAATACCTAGACAGCTTGGGTTTCTTAGTTTTCCGCAGATCCTACCACAGCTATGCATACTTTCATAAAGAAAAGAGAATTCTGATTAGTGGTGATTGTTCAGAAGATTCCAAAAAATCAAATATTGAAAATTTTGGAGGAGTGAAGGATGAGTATTCTCCGGGGGATGAAGATGATATGCGTGAAACAAGAATCGATCCAGACGATCTTTATATTTCTCTTCTTCCAACGAAAAGCAATCGTGAATTTATTGAGAAGATCATCAAGACTCTTTTCAAAAATCTGGTAGACCTTGGAAGAGAAGATAGCAAGTTCTTCATCATCGCACAAAACAGACAAGGACTATTTACGAAGAGAACAAATTTCAAAGCACTTCCAGTTAAGGATGATCGTTTCGATCTGTTCTACGGTTCGAAGTTTCCACACGAAAAGATAAAGAAGTTTGTGACAGGAGAAACTGAAAACCTGATGCTTCTACACGGTGATCCCGGCACAGGAAAGTCTAACTACATCAAACACCTGATAACCAATTCAGAAAAGAAGGTCATCTATATTCCGCCATCTATGTTGGAAGTAATCTCTTCGCCGGGATTTATTACCTTCATGATGGAGAATGCCAATAGTATTCTACTAATCGAAGATGCTGAAGAAGTTCTTTCCACACATAGAAATTCTGCAACAAACAATCTTCTGGGGTTGACAGACGGTTTCCTTAAGGATTCTCTGGGACTTAAAGTTATTGCAACTTTTAACTGTGATGTGGGGGAAATTGATGCTGCCCTTATGAGAAAGGGAAGACTCTACTACGAATACAAGTTCGACAAGCTGAAGGAAGATGAGTGTCAAAAACTCCTAGATTATCTAGGAAGAAATGATATTGTTGCCAAGGGGGATAAGACCCTAGCGGAACTCTTCAATCCCGAAGAAAACAAGGCAAGTCATATAAGTGAGAAGAGAAGTATGGGATTCAGCTTTATTAATGAGTGATAAAAATCCCCGCTTGGGCTAAATAAATGTGTGGAAGACTACTCATACTTTAGAGAACAATACAACACCCTAGCACAGTTCGTTGCTGCATTTGATGGGTGTTTTGTGTTCAGGTATACCAAAGACTTCGTTCCAAAGGAAAAGATTGGTGTTAGATACATACTTGGACCCAAAAACAGGGTTCTCTTCGATATGGTTAATCAGGCTAAGAATATTACCCTACCTGCCATTGCCATAGATCAGACCAATGTTAAAAGAGATCCTACCAGAGTTCAATTTAAGGATCAGCAGATAATTCGTCCAAAAAGGGCGGGAGGTTCTGTTATAAAAATCCCTACCCCCATTCCGATTACGATGGATGTTAATGTGTCCATTATCGCAAAGTATAAAGAGGACATTGACCAGATTGTTTCGAATTTCATTCCTTGGTGTAATCCATACTTTATAATCTCTTGGAAGATTCCAGACGAATTTGGTTTGGATTTCACGGACGAGTTAAGAACAGAAGTTACTTGGTCTGGTTCTGTGGAATACGAAACCCCCATAGAAATTGATAAAAGTGATAAGTATAAAATTATCGGCAATACCTCTTTCAATCTCAAGGGATGGTTGTTTCCCCCAGCACAAGAACCTGCTGCTCCCATCTATGTTATTAATAATAACTTCATTACTCTTTCTTCGGGATCAACTATAAGTGGTTACGAGTCTTATCAGTCTCTTTCAGCCCTATCCAACTTCGCCTATCTATCTGGCAACATGGAGATAATTTCGGTGTCTGCAATGCCAGAATTCACCAATTTCTTCTATAAGGGAGTTCCTGTGGTTTCCGATACCACTATATCAGACCAACAAGACCATACATTTACATTCTATGGTAAAAGATATGGATTTAATAATATTTGGTATCTGAGTGGTGAGAGGGTGATTCCTGTGGATCTTGAACAGGTTACAACCGCAAGATCCCCAATTATTTCTGCATATAAAATTCCAAGTTCAATGGTTTCTACATATAATGACAATATTGCCGTTATAACAATGAAATATGACTACTTATCAGCAGGTAACTTCACATTTGTTACCGCCAATAGTGCAGGATGGGCGAAAATAGAGCAACAGGTACTTGTTATTTGATAAAGATTGCTAAATATAGTAATGGCAGGTATAATAAATAATCCCGCAAACAGGGCTAATACCACAGGCGATGGTAAATCGGGAATGTATGATAGAACAATGAAATCATACTTAAAGGAACGTATTCCTTATAATTACAGTGTTTTAGACTCTGATGAGGCCAAAAATACCAAGTATAAGTATTTCCAAAAGGTGGGAATGCGTAGACCTGAAGCACTAGCTAAGAACTCTATAACTTTAAGTAACCCATATAACAACACCGCATTCTCTGCCATTGAGAGAGACAAGACCTTCGGTGATGTTATGTATGCCACAGCTTCTGAGGACAAGCCCGGAAGACTTAGGGACTATAGAACGATGGCAGCATTCTCGGAAATTGCCAATGCCCTAGACGAAATCTGTGATGAGACTATTAATGTGGATGAGAATGGTGAGGTTGCTCTTTTAAAATTTAAGAACACCACATTAGAGTCTGACAAGAAAAGGGAGATTGAAGAAGAGTGGTATAAGTATGTTGAACATTATAATTTTGAGGATAACGGGTGGCAATATTTTAGACAATTTTTGACAGAAGGGGAATTATTCTTTGAACAAATTATTCATGAAGAGTATACCAATGAGGGTGTTCTTGGTATTATTAATATTCCTGCGGACTTAATTGATCCAGTTTATTCCAATATTCAAAACATGATTGTTAAAGGGTTTATTTATAATAAGCCAATCTTTGACCAAAACGATCCAAAAAGAGTTATTAAGTATGAACCCATTCCATTTGAAGAAAATCAAGTGGTTTATGTAAACAATGCTTCTTATAACGATACCAAGGAATTTGTCATTCCCTTCATCGAAAATTGTAGAAGAGCTTATCGCCAATTGTCCATGATTGAGGATGCTGTGGTTATTCACAGAATGGTTCATGCTCCCCTTAGATTCGTATTCAATGTTGATGTGGGTAGTTTGCCTGTTCCCCAAGCGGAAGCTTATCTGAGAAAGCTACAGGCTCAATACTGGTCTACTAAGACCTTTGATGCCGATCAGGGTGATATTGTCAAAAAGTATAGCCCCCAATCAACTCTTGACTCCTACTGGTTTGCCAAGAGACAAGGACAAGAACCCACTACTGTTGATGAAATCGGGGGAACTCCGGGTCTTGGAGAACTTCATGATTTAATGTTCTTTATTAAGAAACTTTATAGATCATTAAATGTTCCAACATCAAGATTAGACCCAGAAGATTCTTATAGGGACGGAACCGACATTCTAAGAGAAGAGTTGAAGTTTGCTACCATGATTATGAGACAGCAGAAAAAGTTTGCTGCTGGTCTTAAGAGAGGATTTATAACTCACCTTAAACTTCGCAGAATGTTCGATGAGTATGATTTGACTGAACAAAATATTATTGTTCAGTTCAATCCCCCATCCAACTTCTATGATATGAGAAACAACCAAAAGCTTGAGCTTAAGGTTAATGCTTATAACAATTTAATGTCTACTCAGAAGGTTTCTGATACATATGCTAAGAAAAAGGTTATGGGTTGGAAGGATAAAGATATTCTTGCCGATAGAGAATTAAGACGCAAAGACGCTGAATTGGAGTGGGAACTTCAACAGATCATGGCACTTGGTCCTAACTGGAAAGAACAAATCATTGCCCAAGCAAATGCTGGTGCTGCTGGTGCTGCGGGAGACATGGGTGGTCTTGGCGGTGGTGCTGGCGGTGGAGTCCCTTCAAGTGGTGGCCTTCCTCCTGAATTCGGTGCAGGAGACGCTACAGAGGGTGTTGGGGTGGAACAAAATCCACCACCTAATGCTGGCGTAGCCCCTGAAGCTCCGATTGTTCCCCCAGAACAACCTGCCTAATTAATCACAAAAACTTACACAGTTAAACGCCGAATTATAGTAATACTTCGTTCCTGCGTTGGTTGTCAAATTAAGACCTGATTCGCTTAAAACATCACATTGTAAGAAACGATACTGTGTTGATATGTTGGTTGTTGGGTGTGACATGGCATTTTCCTGCCCCCATAAAATATAGTCATTTGTCGATAGGTAATAATACCTAGTACCAGCATTGCTATTAATATTAATACCAGAGGCCGACGGAACATTACAAGATATTCCGTAGTACTGTGTTCCTGCGTTGGTTGTCAAACTCATAACTACTTACAGATATATTTAACCAATAGACTAAATAATTTTAGTATTATGTCAGAGCTTTGCACAATTACCCCGATTACGGCATTTATGTCCACTAACTTGAATTCAAAAATTCAATGTTTTCAAGAGTTAGGGGCTAGAGTATTACGAATGTTGGGTCATCCTATGGTTAATGTGGAACTCCATCCAGACCAACTTTACGATGCTATTGCAATGTCATGTGAGTTCTTTACAAAGTATGCTGGATATACAAAAGAGTATTTGGTGTTTGATTCTGACATCTATGAGACTGATAGGGGGATTAGATTGGATCACTTATTCACTGCGGTAAATACTGGATTTACCCTTGCTGAAAAACTTGAAGCTTCTACCCACTCAAGTCCAGACTTTGAAGTTGATTTGATTGATACAAAATATATTTTACTATCAGACCTATCCTACAGTTACTTCTTAGGATCTTCTGCATTATCTGCATCTATTCCCACAGAGGGAATTACCGCAATGCAGATTCTTGATAAATCATCTTATGCATCCCTAACAACATTTGATGCTGGATTATCTGCTGTCTTTAGAACAGTTGCCAAACAAAACTTCACAATTCAATGTCAACCACAGACAGGTGTTACTAAGTTTAATAACGCATTTGACTATGATATTATGGATTATCGTAAGGTTGTTGATGTTATCGACTTTCAAGAAGGAACCAGTTCAGGTATCAATAGTTTGTTCTCATTGGAACAGACATTGGCCCAACAGACCTTCTATAGCTACGCAATGGGCAACTTCGGATTTGACCTTCTTTCATGGCATGTTGTCAAAGATTGGCAAAATACTAGAGAAAAACTCCTAGCAATTAGACGAGATATACATTTCGATAATAGGACACAATATCTAAAATTTTACCCCCAACCTACCGATACCCATCATTTTGTGGGAGTATTGGAGTGTTATGTTGAAAGACCACTAAGAGACATTATTAAGGAAAAGTGGGTGCTTGAATACTCTGTAGCCCTAGCTAAAGTGATGTGGGGAAGAATCCTGACTAAGATCACGGGAACTACACTTCTTGGAGGAGGAACCTTAAATGGTGAACCAATTCTACAGGAAGGTCTTGCAGAAAAAGAAGCCCTTGAAACAAGATTAATTGAAGGTGGTTATGGTGATGTGGAACCAATAATGATGTTTGTAAGATAATGATATCAAGACTACCAAAATTCGAAAAAGGTATAGATTTTTGTGAGTTAGATCCAGAAAAATCTGGAAATAGGTATCGTTATGCTACCAATAGGACCATCAGAGTTAAGTTTAAATCTCCCCTGTTTACAGACAATAAACATTATTACTTTTTAGACTCTAAGGGTAAATGTTGGATGATGATTTTTGACAACATTATAACTATTAAAAAGGGATATGCTTGGAACGGTTGTTCTCCCAAAATATGGTTCGGAATCTGGTGGGGAACCCCGGATTTTGAGAAAACAATTTTCGCCTCATTAGTTCATGATATACTTCTACAATTCCATAAAACACAACACTTTCCATTAAAAAGGGATCAAATCGATCACATTTTCAAAGAAATACTTAAACTTAGCAAATTTCCGTTGAGAGCAATATACTATTTTGGGGTAAGATTGGGAACTAAATTCTTCCCAAGACACAAATATGATGCCTATTCTTCGTTGACTTGTGAATCTTGGGGGTAAATAAGATAAATGAGAATTTTCGAAGAAAAGTTTTCCCCAATTAATACCACTTCTCCCATTAACTTTTTAACAGTTAAGAATTTTGAAGAGGTATTTTTTAACGTTTTCGAAATAGAACTCAATAATGGCAAATATTTAGCGGAGAAAGTTTCCGAATATGAGGGCAAACCTGTAGTTTTGGTTCCCATTGATAATGGAAAAGTTAAGAAAAACTACCCATTTGTGCTTTCCAAGGGTTCCCCTTCAATAATCTTCAATGAGAACAATTCTTATGATGGGGATGTAGAAATTGTCAACGAACAGATAACAATCGAAGAAGAGACAACTATTTTGGATGAATGTCTGAAAAAAGTTGAAGAAGAGGAAAGACAACCCGTTCTTCCCATTGTTGATAATAAGGATGTGGTTCTTGAGCAGATTCAAAAAGCCAAGAAAGAAGCTCTTAAACAGATTCAATTAGAGCAACAGCATAAATTAGATGCTCTGCGTGAAGAGAAGGCAGAAAAGGTAAGAATCTTTAAGAAGACATTAAATTCTGCCAAGGAGAATCTGGTTAATGAATTTGTTAATCTGTCAAATAAAATTAAGAAAGATGTTATTAATATTAATGACTCTAGGTTTGAGGAGATTAATAAGACTATTGATAATAAGATTGAAGATGTCGCAAACTCCCTAAAGGAAAATTTAGATAGAGACTTAAGAAATTCATCGAAGATCATCAAAGAAAAATTGGATGAGTTAGTTCAGAGTATATACTCTAGCCTAACTCCAAAGATCGCGGAAGAACTTAAGGATATTAAGGAAAGTGTTATCGATAGAGTTGATAACATTGAAAAGGATTTTGGGAATAAGGTAAAGACTATCGGAACTAGATTTGAGGATGTAAGTAAAAATTTAGGTAATAGAGTAGATGTGGTTGTTGAAGGACACATCGAACTGTATGATAAACTCAATAGTTCAGAAAAGAAGATTAAGGATTTCTACACAGAAGAACTTAAAAATCTGGAAGAAAAGACTTTAGAACTTACTGAAGAAACTAGAAAATATATTGCCGATCAGATTCAGGAGACGAGAGATGCCCTTCTGGAAGAAGTTAAATCTTATAAAGATGGAATCAAGAGCATCGAATACATCGTTGAATCTAAGGGAGAAACAAAGTCCATCAAAGAGGAGGATCTCATTAAGGATTTTGATAAGAAGATCAAAACTAAGATTGATGATGAAGTGGTAAGACTTAGAAAATATGTCAGCATCTACTCATCTGGTGGTGGTACAAATGCTAAACAGTTCGCTAATGGTGGTCTTATGGAAGGTGATCTTGTTATCACTGGTTCTATAAGTGCATCACAATATCTTGGTATAGCAGGGGGTAGTGGAGATACAGCAGCAACCACAAAGATTCGTGCATCATCTGCAAATTGGGATTCTACATACATTACAGTCCTTAATTTAAGTTCTGGTTGGGGTGGTGGTAGTGGTGACGCAAATGTTAATGCTACAGTTAGAGCATTGAGTTCTGATTGGCAATCAACTTATACTACAGTTCTTAATAATAGTGCTTCGTGGGGAGGTAGTAGTGATGATACCTATGCATCTCTAAAGGTTAGAGCATCTTCTGCTAATTGGGATAACACCTATGCAAGAATGTCAGCATGGGATTCCACTAACCTCACGGTTTATAATCTTTCGGATTCTTGGGGATTAAATGATTATCTTCGACTATCAGGCGGAACAATCGTTGGTGATTTGGTGGTAACAAATAGTCTATCTGTTACCAATCTGTATGCTCTTTCAGCAAATATTACTGTAATCGACATCAAACAATATGAATTGTCTGGGTTTACTGTAACGGGAGATTCCACAATCGTTGGTAATTTAAGTGTTTCTAATTTAATTCAAACCCCAACAATTGGAACACATACTAATCCTGTATCCACAATGCATGTGTATCACATGCATTTTCATCCTCTTACATCTGCTCCCACATATGAAGAGGGGATGTTATTCTACGATTCGGATGATAAGACCCTTAGTTTATATGCCGATCAAGCAGGAGTTGCACTTCAGATTGGTCAAGAGATGTGGGTCCGTGTTGTTAATAAGACTGGTGCGGACATTCCAAATGGAAGAGTAGTTTATATTAATGGCGCACAAGGAAACAGACCCACGATTGATGTGGTAGACCTCAACTCCTTTGATGCAGTACACAAAACAATCGGTGTCACAACACAAAATATTGGCAATAATAATAATGGTTATGTGACCACTTTCGGATTGGTTCGTGATTTAAATCTTAGTCAATTTGCCGATGGTGACATATTATATCTTGCCCTTAGTGCAGGAACATTAACAAATGTAGAACCATCTACTCCATATCATAGTATAAGAATTGGAGAAGTTGTATCTAATCATGCCACCCAAGGAATTTTATTGGTTCACGTAGATACGGGAGAAGGACTATCATATCTTCATGATGTTAGCCTCTCATCACTAACAAATGGCGATATTTTATCTTACAATTCTTCCCTAAGCACATGGAATAATGTGCATCCGACACAGTGGAACTCCACTCATGTAACCGTTAATACATTGAGTAGCAGATGGGAAAATACTTATGTAAGAATGTCGGCATGGGATTCTACTAATAACACAGTAAACAGCTTTAGTAGCAACTGGCAGAGTGCTTATAATACTGTTAATACTAGAAGTGGTGCATGGGATTCCACAAATCTTACTGTATACAATTTGAGCAATGGATGGGAAAATGCTTATGCTAGATTATCTGCATGGGACTCCACCAACAATACCGTAAACGCTTTAAGTTCTAACTGGAATAGCACATATAACACTGTCAACACTAGAAGTGGTGTATGGGATTCAACAAACCTTACTGTTTATAATCTTAGTAACAATTGGGAGAACACCTATGCAAGAATGTCTGCATGGGATGCTACTAATAATACAGTAAACTCTTTAAGTACCAATTGGAATAGTGCTTACAGCACAACCAACACTAGAAGTGGTGCTTGGGATTCTACTAACCTTACTGTTTACAATTTAAGTAACAGGTGGGAAAATGTTTATACCGATGTTGCTCCCAATAGTGCAAGCTGGAACTCTACATATGTTACAGTTAATACCCTTAGTGTGGGCTGGCAATCTACTTATACTACTGTTCTTGCTAATAGTTCAGCGTGGGGGACTGGTGGTGGGGATGATACCTATGCTTCTTTAAAGGTTAGAGCAAGTAGTGCTAATTGGGACTCTACCTATACTACAGTTCTTAATAATAGTGCATTGTGGGGGGGTGCTGCATCTAACCCTGTAACCTCTATTTTGGTTGGTAACGGTATTACTACCGTGTTTACAATTTCTGGAGCAGATAATTTGAATAATTCTTCCGCCTTGAGAGTATCTATAGATGGTGTCGTTCAGACCCCAGAAGTTGATTATACTATTAATAATAATATAATAACATTTACTAGTGCTATTTCTAACGGATCAATTGCTACTATTATAGCTCCAAACACTGAACCAGTTTTAACAGAAACGTTCCCCGCATCATGGCTCAATTTAGCAAACTCATGGACAACCGAACCAACATTAAGTGCCTCTTTAAGTGCTGGAGATGTTTATAGATACATTTATGGCAGTACAATATATTATAGATATGTTCCAAACATTTATAATAGTTTAGAAGATATTTTTTATGCTACTTTCAACAATCCAGTATTGTCAAATGTAGTTGCAATAAGAGGACAGGCTATATAAATATTAACACACATAACACATGGCTAACATTACAGTATCAACAACTAGCAATTTAGACTCAACAGCCAACTTAGCTTTGAATCACGGAGAAACCGTGACTATTAATAATGGAGCCATCCTTACAATCAACTCCGATAATAGGTATAGCCAACAAGCTGCTGTAATAGGAAACCTTACAATTGATTCCGCAACTGGCGGAAAAGTCCTTGTCGATGGCACATCTGTATGGTGGATTCCGTTTGACGCTGGTTCAGGAACTACCCCCCCTCTTCCCCCATTGGGAACTTATACCCTAAGTGGATCTTCTGGGGGATTGGGTGAGCTTTTGGGTATTTATTCCGCCCTTGCGACAAGACCCCTAACCGCAAGCGAAGCAGTTCCCGCAACAGGATTTGTTAAACTTAGGAATGTAGCAAGTCCATTTGTCGATAATGAGGTTATTACACTAAGCGGTGGAGTATCCTTAACTGTAAATTCCCCAACTGGAGGACGAAGGGGATGGCTTAATGTCACAGGTATGGAAGCCACCACGATTACTGTTCCTCGTCTTGGAGAATTTAAAGTCACAGGGGATTGGTTTGATCTTGGAACTACTTTAGGATTAAGTAGCCAAACTTTTCAATATTATGTGGCAGATGCATGTCCTGCTATTCAAATTGAGACTAGTGTTGGTAGTAATACTTATGAATGGTGGATAAACGCTGGTTCAAGATGGAATGTTGCTGGTAAATTTGTTCCAAATGATATAAGAGGTAAGTTCTTTGGAATGAGCAATACCACGGGGTTGATTACTATAGCAGCATCAGGAGCTAACGGTTGCGGTTATTTACCTGCTTCTGGACTAAGAGTGAGATGTCCAAATGTTCATTTTTCGAACACATTTGCTCCATCTTCATTCCAAGCTAACACGATCAATGCTACTCTAGCTACTAGATGGGATTTCACAACAACATCATCGGGGGTTATTGATATAGATAAAGCTGCTGCAAATATATACTACTCATTTGCACAACCATATTCTGTAAAACTTACTAACTCATCAACGCTACATGCTATTAACATTTCAGAATGTGCAACACCAATATATATTGATAGTTTTGCTATTGGATGTAACTCAACCACAGATCCCACCCATCCAATAACTCTAACCTCAAATCTTGCGGGAACTAATATCGTAAACTCTAGGGTAGTAAGATATTCTTCTGCAAACAACAACGGATATGGTGCATTAATTACTTCATGTGAAAATGTTACCATTTCTTCAACTAATATTGAATTATTTGGTTCCACCGCAGCAGGTATTAGAGGAGCCGCAGCAGTAGGTCCAATGAGTTTAGTTAGAACGAACAATTCTAGAATTATTGGTAACAATTTTATAAACGGTGAAACTCTATTAACGGAATGTCAAAATGTTATATTATCTGGTAATACTTACGCTGATAGTATTTCTGGAAATACTGCAACAAGCAACCCTGTATACTTATACAGAGTTATCGCAGGTTGTGATAATATCAGAATGTATAATTATTTTCCTTATGGTGGGCTTGCAAACCTTCAACCATATAACGGATTAGTATCCTTAACAGATAGTTATAACTGTGTTGTTCGTGACATGGGAACACCTACAAGTCCAATAAATCTTGGAACAATTAGCCCCACTGGTGTAATTGTAAATTCTGGGGGTAATAATAGTGGTCATAAACTGCAACGTTTATATGCACAGAACTTAAGAACTGGTGCTTTTACACAGACCAACTCCGACTCAAACTTTGTAGTGTCAAATGTGTGGGGAGATTTTGCAGATTCCCAAGCATTTACAACTTTAAATACAACTCATAAGGGGGGAAGATGGACAGGTTCTCTTGCTGGTCAAACTGCCGTGTATGGAACTCACTGGACTGATGCATTTACAGGATCTACTACAGGTAGAATACAAATTCACTGTAATGAACCAACATCTTCTACTTCAACGCAATGCTCTGCAACATCAGGAACCCCCAAATTTACCTCAACTGGTCAAGTAAGTATGCCTAGTTATGGGGATCAAATAACATGGACAATTCCATACTATTGTATTGGTCATACTGGGTTCTCAACTTTACCTGTAGTTGTCCGTGGTGTGGGAACAGGTGTTAATTTAACACATGAGTATCAAATAGATAAAAATGATGGAAGTGGGTTCGGATCTTGGAAGACTCTGAATGCTTTAAATCTATCGGCAGAATCTAGTATCGATCATACCTTAGGATTTAAATTAAAAGTTAGATCCACCACAATTGCCGCATCAGCAGTTAACGCAATATCTTATATATCGTTATCAACACTTACCGATGCATCCTCTCAACAGGTTCAATATCCTCTTGAGGAGCCAACATTAACATATACTGGTCTTGTTTCGGGATCTTCAATGGCCTCCTTTAGAGATAGTGATGATTATCTAGTTGATTATCAAACATCAACAGGAACTAGTATTACTTTAACCAATCCTTGGAGCAGTAATTATAGTGTAGTTGTTCGTCACCGAAAGGCGGGTTATCAACCAGACGAAAACACATTAACTATAACCGACACCAGCCAAACAATTCCAGTAGTGCAAACCGATTGGACATCTATTTCTGGGGGCGATCTTGGTGTTTTGGGAATTTCCGTAATAAATCATGGGGCAAATCCCGTTTCATGGAACGGTAAAGATTTTAGTATTACTATTCAAACATCGAATGATAATTTAACAGCAGAGCAAATCGCAGAATATATTCATTGGAATATTGCTAAAAATGATACTTTCTTCGGATTTAGAGGAATGGCATGGCCTAAAATGATAGTTCCCAACGGTTCTCAATTTGAAACTGCCAGAGGAAGACTTTTTGGATCTGCGGGAGCAGCCTCTAAGGGTGTTCGCGTTGTTCGAAGCGATGGAACTACAGCAGTTCCAGACTTTGTTCAATTCCAAGCAGATGATGGTACATATTATGTTGTCCCGATTGGATTTAATTTCTCTGGTTTAGTGACAGGATCTCAAGTTGTAGTGTTTAATACTGGAACTCAAACCGAAGTCTTTAGAACAAACTCTAGCGGAACATCAGAAACCGCAAACGGTCTTGCAGCAGGTTCATATGACTATACCGTAATGAAAACTGGTTATTTGCCGATTAGAGTTACTGGAGTAGATATTGATACAACATCTGTTGATGTCGCTATTCAACAAACCGTGGATAGAGCATATGCAACATCCTCAGGATTGACTCATGGTACTACTGCTAGTTTGTCGGGAACAACATTCACTGTTACAGTTCCAACAACAGTTCAAAACTGGTATTCATTCTGGATCGAATCTTGGATATCACAGTCCGAACACGCAAACGCTTTATTCCCAATTGAACCATTCGGTGCAAACTCATTCACACTTACTCACGACCATGAATTTTCATCAGGTTCTATTCAATATTTGAAGAGAGACGGATTTAGGTATCTAAATTCAAGTGATGTGGTTACTGCAAAATACTGCGCAGTATTATCCCAAGGTGTTATGGGCGGATCTCAGGTGGAGTATTATCACGATAATATGACAGTTATAGATGCTCTTAGCACTGGTAACATTGACCAAGTGGTTCAATTCTACGGGGACGCATCACATGGTAATATAGACCATACAAATTATTTTGACCTAAAAGTTCAAACCAATGGTTATCGTCAAGCGGAAACTAGTATTGTTGATGTTTATGGTCCTCTTGAAGAAACATTCTATGTGGTGGCACTACCAGAGGTCGAAATTTCGAACCTAACATTGGGCGATCCCGCAATAAGCGGAGTGTCTATAACTGATGATTCCGATGCGCCTATTTCTTGGGATGCTGGTGATGGTGCTAAAAATTATAGCATAACTATTACTGATACAGGTTCTAATAGTGGGGAAGAAATTCTTCGTTGGTTGAATTATAATTTATCTCTTGATGCATCATTCCAAGGTAAAGATCCCTTCTTCTGGCCAGAAATGGTGTTGAGAGTTGGAACTACTTATGAAACAGTTCGTGGTAATTTACATAAAGTTGGAGGAGACACAATATGTGGTGTTCGCGTGATCGATCTCTCAGGAACTCCTCACCCAGATTTCACTAGATTCCAATCTGATGATGGTACATATGGAACTCCACCAGTTCTTAATGATGTTCTAATCTCTAACATTACCGCTGGTTCTAGACTTCGTATTTATAACGAAACAACTGCAACAGAAGTTTATAATGATATTGTTCCGGGTACTTCTTATTCTACAACATATACCGAAGGATCAGATTACACTACAGGAGATGTTGTTAATGTGAGACTGGCTTATCAATCTGGATTATCTGCCAAATTGTGTTACGAAACAAACACTGTTGCAGGTGCTGCGGGATGGTCTGTTCTAGCAAGTCAGGAAGATGATACAGTCTATGCAACATACGGAACTGACGGAAGCACAATTTCATCATTTAGTGCAGACATTGTTAATAATGAGGTAGATGTTATTATTGGTTCAGATTTCTATGGTGCAGACCTTTACTCTTGGTGTGCATATATATTAACAACTGCTGATGGTATTAGAAATTTCTGTGGTGCTGTCGAGGCTATTGATGCGGCAAATATCATCAATCATGTTGATGTTGCTAGTTTATATCTTGACAATACAACTGCAACAAATATCAAACAACTAGATAATATTCGTCTTTATCGTTCTGATGGTGCATATCCTGTTCACTCATCAGGTGGTGGTGGTATCGACGTTGTGTGGAGAGATAAGGTGTTCGTAGTGGAAACTGGCACAAGCGGTCTTACTCCATCTGAAAGTGCAGCCATTACTGCAATTCAAAATAATCAAACAATTATTAATAATGGAATTAAGAAAGCATCGAAATTAATTCCTCATAATACTGACTTAACATAATGTCTAAAACGAAAGTAACAAGTAATTACCTAGCTGATGGGGCAGCACAACAGAACATCAATGATAGTGGATTATTAACATTGACTGTTGATCTGTCTGCTACAAGGTCTATTACTGTAAGTTCTGTCGATGTTTTAAATAATCTAATTGTTTATGGAAATTTAAGTGCGGCAAATTATTTGGGAATTGTCGGAGGGGGTGATGATACTCAAGCATCAACTAAGTTAAGATCAAGTAGTGCATTTTGGGATAGCACTTACACCACAGTTCTTAATAATAGTGCTGCATGGGGAGTAGACTCACAGGATGATGTGGAAGCCTCTACCAAGTTGAGAGCATCTAGTGCCTTCTGGGACTCTACATATAACACTGTTACTAACGTTTCTAGTCAGTGGTTTAACATAGATGATGATGTAGGAGCTTCTACAAAATTAAGAGCAAGTAGTGCTAATTGGGATACCACATACAGTAGAATGTCCGCATGGGATTCTACTAACAACTCAGTGTATAGTTTAAGTGATAAGTGGGAATCAAATTATAACACTGTAACAAATATTTCTGCCAACTGGCAGACAGTTTATTCTACTGTTAATGCTCTTAGTACATCATGGGCAGTAGACAATGGAGACGATACCCAAGTGTCCCTAAAGGTTAGAGCAAGTAGCGCAAATTGGGATAATACTTATGCTAGAATGTCTGCATGGGATTCCACTAATAATTCTCTGTATAGTCTTTCAAGTAAATGGGATTCAACTTATAACACCGTTACTAACATTTCTAGTCAGTGGTTTAACATAGATGATGACACACAAGTTTCGTCTAAAGTTCGCGCAAGTAGTGCTAATTGGGATAACACCTATGCTAGAATGTCCGCATGGGATTCTACTAACAATACTGTTAATAGTCTTAGTGATAAGTGGGAATCAAACTACAATACGGTCACAAATGTATCTGCAAATTGGAATACTGTCTACTCTACTGTCAATGCCCTTAGTACTTCTTGGGCAGTAGATAATGCGGACGACACACAGGCTTCGTCTAAGGTTCGTTCATCTTCTGCAAATTGGGATGCTACCTATAACACTGTTACTAACATTTCTAGCCAATGGTTTAATATCGATGATGATACACAGGTTTCTGCTAAGGTTAGAGCATCATCAGCCAATTGGGATAACACCTATGCTAGAATGTCTGCATGGAATGCTACTAATCTTACTGTATATAACTTAAGTGACAAATGGGAATCAAATTATAATACAACCACTAATCTTTCTGGAACATGGGTGAGTGTTTATAACACTGTAACGAATGTTTCCGCAAATTGGAATACTGTATACTCTACAGTAAATGCTCTTAGCACTTCTTGGGCAGTAGATAATACGGACGATACTCAAGCGTCATTAAAGGTTAGAGCAAGTAGTGCAAATTGGGATAATACCTATGCAAGAATGTCTGCATATGATACTACTAACAACACTGTTAACAGTTTTAGTGGAAAATGGGAATCAAATTACAATACCGTAACAAATGTTTCTGCAAATTGGAATACAACATATTCTACTGTTAACGCTCTTAGTACAACGTGGAACAACACGGATGATACTCAAGCATCTGCTAAAGTTAGATATATGTCTGCACTATGGGATAGTGCTTATCTTAGTGCCATTAATGCTACACCAAATGCGATATCCCAACCAAACAGTCTCATCAAATCTGATAGTTCTAGTGGAATAACTTTGGGTTATTTAACCATTGGAAATAATGGTACATTTATTGACTATCCACTTTGGCATAAAGATGGTGGATCTCCATACCAAGTTACTGTTCATGCGAGTGGATTATTATCTGATGTGAATGTTTATTGGCCTGTAAGGGATGGGTCTATTGCAGTACTTGGGGATATTTCTGATAATTTGATAGGTGTAAGATCCCTGTCATCTAATTGGCAATCTACATATAATACGGTATTTAATGTTTCTGCAAATTGGAATACTGTCTACTCTACTGTCAATGCCCTTAGTACTTCTTGGGCAGTAGATAATGGGGATGATACAGCAGTATCTACCAAAGTTCGCGCAAGTAGTGCTAATTGGGATACTGCTTATGCTAGAATGTCTGCATGGGATGCTACTAATAATACAGTAAACAGCTTTAGTTCTAATTGGAACACCGCATATAGTCAAGTCTTAAGCGCAACAACGGATGGTGTCACATATGCAAATACATTACTAAAATCAACAACGGGATCTGGTCTATTATCAGTAACAGGGATTTATACCGCTGGCGATACTGTGGTAGGTCAAATATTAACAATAGGTGCGCGAGATTCTAGCGGGTTTACGGGTAATATTAAGACTAACAATCTCTTAACAGGTAAGAGAGGTTATCAACTTCCTGATAAAGATGGAACATTTGCTCTTCTTGACGATCTCGCATATTTAGGATCGCTTTCAAGTAATTGGGAGAGTGCATATAATACTGTCAATACACTGAGTAGTAATTGGAATAGTGCTTATAACACAACTAACACTAGAAGTGGTGCATGGGATTCTACAAATCTTACTGTATACAATTTGAGCAATGGGTGGGAAAATACCTATGCTAGAATGTCGGCATGGGATTCTACTAATAATACAGTAAACAGCTTCAGCAGCAACTGGCAGAGTGCTTATAACACTGTCAACACTAGAAGTGGTGCTTGGGATTCAACCAATCTTACGGTTTACAATTTAAGTAACAAGTGGGAATCGAACTATAACACTGTTACTAATCTTTCAGGTAATTGGCAGAGTGCATACAGCACAGTTAATACTAGAAGTGGTGCATGGGATTCTACCAACCTTACGGTTTTCAACCTAAGTGACAAATGGGAGTCTAATTACAACACTGTCACTAATCTTTCCACTAACTGGAATAGTGCTTACAACACTGTTAATACCAGAAGTGGTGCTTGGGATTCTACAAATCTTACAGTTTTCAACTTAAGCTCCACATGGCAGGATGATACATATGCATCTGCCAAGATTCGTGCAAGTAGTGCTGTTTGGGATTCTACCTACAATACACTTACCAATCTTAGTGCTAAGTGGGAGTCTAATTACAATACTGTTACTAATCTTTCTGGAACATGGGTAAGCACTTACAATACTGTAACAAATCTCTCTACTACATGGCAGGATGATGTTCAAGCATCTTCAAAGGTTCGTGCATCTTCTGCAAATTGGGACACCACTTACTTCTTAGTTAATGGCGCAACATCTGATGCTACTGTATCTCCTCTAAGTGTTCTTAAGAGCGATAGTGGTGGTGGGTTGAAAGTTGGAAGTCTAACTTCAACAGAATTAGTTGTTGAAGAATATAGAGAAACACCAGTAACATTAGGATTCTATGGATCTTCGATAACATTATCACTTGCTAACGGAACATTCCAAACAATAACCCTAACATCAAACTGTGCATTTAACATGCCAGCAAAAACACCGGGAACCTCTTTTGTTCTATTACTAAGCACAGGAACTACTAACTTATCAGGCAACTTCGTAAATGTTAAATGGCCAAATAATACATCACCAACCCTATCAATTTCCGCATCTAGAATAGATATTTTTTCATTCTTTGCCGATGGAAGAAATTGGTATGGAACAGTAGCACAAAATTATACTCCATAATACATTATGTTTATA